GGGTGGGTGATAAGGATGCCAACGCCCGCCGCCATGCTGCCGTTGCACGCCTGGATCGCCGCTCTGCTGTCCTGGGTGTGTGATACAGCACCCTTATGGGTTCGTGATTTGCCAGTGCCCCCCGCCGTGGGGGTTCGGCGGTCGCGCCCGTGTATTAAATTCAATGGGTCCCTGTAAGCTATAAAGTCTTGCTTTCGCGAGCTCTTTATATAACTCATACTTTTTCTATATAAAACAAAAATGAAAAAAGAAATACCTAGTATGGAAAAAAATCGGGAAAAAAATTTTTCGACTGTAGAGGTCGATAGTGTAACTGGCGAGTATGTAATGAGGATACCTGAATGGGTAGTATCTGAGTTTGGGTGGTATGAGGGTACAGAGATCAATATGGAGGTTGATGGTGATAGTGTTATCATCACTGAAGTTTGATTGACTCTGTATAGATACCCTGGTATAATATTGACGTAACCTACTTTTTCTAATGGCTAAAGGATTTACAGTAAAGGCAAAAAACCCGACTAAGGCAAAGAAAGACGCCCCTGAGTTTGACTATGACAAAGCAAGGGAGATGGTAAGAGGCAAGAGTGTTGTCTTCTGTCTACCTGGTCGTGGAGTATCTTACACATATTTGAAGAACTTTGTACAACTGTGTTTTGACTTAGTACAGAACGGTGCAAGTATTCAGATCTCACAAGACTATAGTTCCATGGTGAACTTTGCACGTTGTAAGTGTCTGGGTGCTAATGTACTGAGAGGACCTGATCAGATTCCTTGGGATGGTAAGTTGAACTATGACTATCAGTTGTGGATTGATAGTGATATTGTGTTTAACACTGAGAAGTTTTATCAGTTGGTATTGTTGGATAAAGACCTTGCTTCTGGATGGTATTGTACTGAAGATGGTCAGACCACTAGTGTTGCTCACTGGATGGAAGAAGATGACTTCCGTAATAATGGTGGAGTCATGAACCATGAAACGTTAGAGACCATGGGTAAGCGTAAGAAGCCATTCACAGTAGACTATGCAGGTTTCGGATGGTTGCTCATCAAGAAGGGAGTGTTTGAGCATGAGGATATGAAGTATCCTTGGTTTGCTCCGAAGATGCAAGTCTTTGAATCTGGAGAGGTTCAGGATATGTGTGGAGAAGATGTATCATTCTGCCTGGATGCAAAAGAAGCAGGTTTTGAGATCTGGTGTGACCCTCGCGTCAGAGTCGGTCACGAGAAGACAAGAGTTATTTGATACTATGGCAGACTCTTACACTATCATCATTAAAGGTGAGGTAAGATATAAGAACCTTACTCAAGAGGAATACTTTGAGTATATGGATGACTTGTCGATAGAGTATTATCAGACAGGTCGTCCCCGTCCCTCGGACATTGAAACTAAAATTACAGGAGACTACAAATGGCAATGAGATCAAAGGTTGGTGTGGTAAAGGACGGGTTTATGCCCGGAAAACCCAAGAAGTCTCGTCAAGGACAAGGGAAGAACACCAAGTACGCCGCGACTTCTCGCAATAATAAGAAGAAGGTTTATCGCGGGCAAGGCAAATGAGCACATTGATCACGAACCTTCCAACACAGAAGGTATGGGTACGTAAAGAATACCTCTGTGATCATAAGGATGGGTTTGGTGAATTTGTAGAAGGCATGTGGGTATGTGCTAAAAGCATACCTGGTCGTGCCTTTTATTTTGAAACCTACCTTCCACAATATGGGGCAATGTATGATAAGTTGCCTATTAGTGCATTTGTTGCCGAACCAAAGACACCTGACCCTGACTTAGACCTTCCTAACTTACAGTTCTGGAACTGTATGGACTATAACGTAACTAATATCTGTAAGCAGATTGTTGCATCAATGGAATGGGAAGTAAGAACCAGGCATTTTGGTTCATTGAAAGGTACATACATCTGTACTCTCGATAACTATCACGGTGATATTGATACTATTGACTCGTCTTGTAGTGAACTACCTGATGAACACAAGAGTTTTAACCTCATTGAACTGGAGAATGGGCAGTTTGCTTTGTATCCTAATAACAGATGTCGTATTTACGATATCTCAATGACACCAAATGATGTAAAAACACCTGACTTTAAAGTATCTACTGAATGGTATCAAGTAGAAAATGGTGTTAAGTGGGGACGCCTTGGTGATTGTCATGATTACTTCTGGACTACACCAGAAGAACGTGAAGAATATCCCGTGGTAAATAATGATGAAGGGATGGAAACCCCTTAAAAAGTTCTGATTCACATAATCAGGAGTTAACATGGCAAAGTATCACGTTGATCGTGATGTCAACTACATGTATCAAATGTGGGGAACCACAAGTTTGATCACTGACTATTGGACCAAGCCCAGAAAAACAGAAGATCCAGAAGAAATTGCCACTGAAGATATAAATAAAGGCAAGAAAACTATCTGACCAATGGCAATCACAAGGATATCAAGGGGTTTCAAGGACATTAGTTTGTCTTTTGAGCCCCATCCTGTGACAAAAGACTTGCCAGTTCTTAAAAATGCTAACGCTATTAAGCGTGCAGTTCGTAATTTAGTTCAAACTATCCCAGGGGAGCGTTTTTTTCAACCTCTCCTGGGTTCTGACGTTTATAGATCCTTATTTGATTTCGTTGATTACGCCACTGCAAGCGTAATTGAGAACCAAATTATTACAACTATTGAAAACTTCGAAGAAAGAGTTGAAAATGTAGAAGTTCAGGTCGAACCAGAACCTGATATGAACACTTTTTCCGTAACAGTCTTCTTTGATATTGTTGGTCAAGACCTTCCTGTTCAAGAATTCACGTTCATATTAGAGGCGGCACGCTGATATGCCTTTTACTAAGTTTACAAACCTCGACTTTGACCAAATTCGAGCATCAATTAAGAGTTATCTTCGTGCAAATTCCGAATTTTCGGACTTTGACTTTGAAGGTTCTAACTTTTCAGTCTTAATTGATACGCTTGCTTATAATACTTACATCAATGCGTTCAACTCTAACCTGATTGTTAACGAATCTTTCTTGGATTCGGCAACATTGAGAGAAAATGTTGTCTCTTTAGCAAGAAATATTGGTTATGTACCCCGCTCCAGGAGCGCAGCAAAGGGTCAAGTAAGTTTTACTGTACAAACCACTACAACATCACCTACAGTTACCTTAGAAGCGGGTCTGGTGTGCGTTGGAATGTCGGAAGAGACCAACTTTGTGTTCTCTATACCCGAAGATATTACAACAACAGTCAATTCTGGTGTTGCAACGTTCGATAATATTGATATTTTCCAAGGAACCTTCCTCAGAAAGCAGTTTGTCGTTGATGGTTCTTTAGATCAACGCTTTATTCTTGATAATTCGTTCATTGATACGTCAACTATCAAGGTAAATGTCAAAACCAGGAATGATACTGGTCTTGGAAGACCATTTACGACTGCTGATAACATTTTAAACCTGAATAAGAACTCAGAAATCTATCTTTTACAAGAAGTTCAGGATGAAAAGTACGAACTTCTGTTTGGTGACGGATATTTTGGCAAAAAACTGTCTAATGGAGACGTAATTACTGCAACTTACATCATTACAGATGGAAGAGATGGTAATGGACCGTCTTCTTTCAGTTTTTCTGGTCGTTTTACTGATAGTTTGGGCAATCCAGTTGTTCCTACTACCACTGTTCAACTCACGACGGACAGAAAAGCACAAAATGGTGGCGATATTGAGCCAATTGACTCAATTAAGTACTTTGCACCAAGGATTTACTCCTCTCAGTACCGTGCAGTCACTGCTAGAGACTACGAAGCCATTATTCAGTCCATTTATCCTAACACAGAGTCCGTTTCTGTCGTAGGTGGTGAAGAATTAGACCCACCACAGTTCGGTCAAGTGCTGATTAGCATTAAACCCAAGAATGGTGACTTCATTTCCGACTTTGATAAGGAACAAATTGCCATCAAACTGAAAAATTATGCAATTTCTGGTGTAAACCAACAAATTGTTGATCTTAAGGTCTTGTTTGTTGAAGTTGACACTGCAGTTTACTACAATAGTTCACAAGTGTCTGATGTTAACGGTCTGAAGACCAAAGTTAGCAATACTTTGAACACATTCTCTGATGCAAACGTCAGTAAGTTTGGTGGTCGCTTCAAATATAGCAAATTAGTTCAAGTTATTGACAATACTGACAATGCTATTACCTCTAATATCACTAGAGTCAAGATTAGAAGGAATTTGAAGGCACTGATCAACCAGTCAGCACAATATGAACTTTGCTATGGTAATAGATTCCACAAAAACCCCGAAGGTTTCAATATCAAGAGCACAGGGTTCAACTTAAGAGGTAGAACTGGTACTTTCTTCTTTACAGACACTCCTGGTGAAGATGATATGGGTGTTCTGTCTGTTGTAAGAGATATTAATGATGAAGGCAAGTATGAAGTTGCTATCAAGTCTGTTGGAACTGTTGATTATGCCAAAGGTGAGATATTGATTAACACTATTGATATCTCAGGCACTGAAAAGGAAAATAATATTATTGAAATACAAGCATTCCCAGATTCCAATG